GCAATCTAAGACTTGGATTTGTACTATAGTAATGTTGTGCTAAGTCTGTTCTCATTTGATGAACTCTTGGCATTAGATGATCAGAGTGCTGTACAAAATACATCTCTGTCTGTGCATAAGATTGTTGCATAGCTTGTACTACACCAGTTGCAGTTTGTGCAGATACAGCTCCACCTAAACGTTGTGGATTAACTCCTATAGCATCAAAGCACTGTTGTTTAAAATAGTTAGCTAATTGTATCCTAGACATTAATCTATTAGTCTGCTCCATGTTTAGAGTTTGATAATGATTAAAGTTGGTTGCATTCTCAGTATTAGTAATTGATGTATCAAGTGGTAACATTTGAAAATCTTTCATTGCTACGTATGCTTTTGCATAATTATTTTTACCCCAATCTTCTCCCATTGAGTGACGTGGTAAAGCATTTTGATCAAACATAATTACTGTTCCTAATTCATCTATTAGAATGTCTGCTATCTGGTTGTTAACCATATTGTAACCAACTTGATAGGCTTTCATTAAATCAACTAATGAAGTAGATCTAGTATTCCTATCAGAAAATACTCTTCCTTCTACAGGTAATTTACATCCATATAAAGAATTTTCTCCCTTAAACTGAAATGGTAACCTTCCTGGCTTAGTTCTATTAATCCCAATATAAATAGGATTTATATTATCACCCATTTGAGATCTCCACATTGCTGGTAAATTTGGACCAATTTTAACACCACCCCATACTTCATTTATCCATATCCAATCTATATGTTCTCCTTGTAATAAATTTTCTTTTGATTTATTCTTAAAAATAGAAGTATCATATACAGCTTTTTTTGTTACTTTAAATGTTTCATCAACTATTTCTTGCATTATCTCACCGTCCTCTTTTATACAAGTTAAGTGCCCAACCTTTCTTTGAGTTTTCCAATATATAGTAGCAACTCTCATTAGGTTACCTTCACCCCACATAGATACATCTTCCCCTTCATCTAAAATTTGACTGAGTATATCTCCACCTCTTGCTGGATCATTCCAATAGTTACTTACAAATCTTCTGTACGGTAAACCTGGCATCTCAGTATTCCAAGCATGTGATCTTGTAGGATCATAATATGCACCATCATTTTGGTATCCATTTACTTGATATTGTGCTGAACGTGCTGGATAAATTTTATTAAGTGATTTAAGTTGTTTTTCATCCATTAAGTATCCATATCTGTCTACAACATCTGATGCTGTCATCAAATCAACTTTACCTACATAATTTGAATCTGCTATATATCTTTGATCTGGAGATTTTTGATAGAAAGTTAATACAGGATTCCATAGCTCTACATCATAGTCATCTTCTAACATACGGAAATGCCAAAATTCTCTATCTGCAATAAGCATATCTCTAAATCCTCTTTCTTCAAGTTCTTGCATTTTGAATCTTTCTTCATCTACTGCAAGTTGATGGGAAGCCCACTCTTCAACCATACTTCTATAAGACTTACTAAAGAAGTCTTCTATTTCAGGTAATGATCTAATACTTTCTGGATTCATTAATTGTTGAGCTTCTTCTGATCCAGGATCCATACCCAACTCCATCATTTTACGTAACATTTTACGTTCTGCATCAGCTAACAATGACTCTTCTACTTGTAACTTTTTTTGTTCCAACATTTCATTGTATGATGCATCATCAACAGCTCTAAATTGTACTTTAGAATATCTTTTAGCAAACTCACCAGTTAATACATTAATTACATTTGGAACTATTGGATAAAACTTTAACTCTAATGCTGAATCATTTTCAGTAGTTAATACATCCATCATTTCTTTATAGTCATTATCAGGCTCAACTATATAATCTGATTTATCTATAATACCTTTGGCAAGTTTATAATTCTTTAAAAGTCTTCTTGCATTAACACGTAAAAATTCAATTCCTTGCAATTCTAACCAGTCAAGATTCCATGCAGCCCAGTCATCTGTTTTTTTAGAATAAGGTAAAAATTGTACTGGTTGAGTAAGATTAGAAAACGTAGGCCCTTCTTCAGCCTTAGCCCCGTTCTTAAGTTGCATTGCATTTAATACTCTCATTATCTGTAATTTTTAAAAGGTGATCTCTTAACCCTTTTATTATTTTTAAAATTTTTACGCCCAATATTTCTAAACGGACTATACTTTAATTTACTGAAATTTTCTGAATTAACCAAAGGTTTATCCTCACTTTCCCTACGTTTTGAGTAACCTCTATTAGCTTGTTGTACTCTTACAAAAGACACTAGTGCAGCAAATGCCACCAGTCTATCTACGTTTAATCCAGGATAATATGCAGACATTTCTTTTAATAACATTGGATCAGGTATTCTTTCTACTCCTAATGTTTGTGCTATAACTTCACCACTATCATCAGTATCTTCATTTATTACTTCTCTTATAAATTCTATAGCATATGATATTAAATGGCTTTTAAATAATGTCCCTGTATTCTTCCAACCATACTCTTGATATACTGTTCTATTAGATCCTAAATCTTTTAAAAATAATATTTGTTGTTTAGGTACTAAATACTTCTGTTTTTTTCTAGCAATCATATGTTGTATAAATAAAGAAATGTTATTTTCAACTAATGTCCATGCATTATACCATTCTATAATTAACTCTAATCTTTCATGAGTTTTATTTATATCATCAAATCTTCCACACCAAGCTGCTACTACTTTATCTTTTTCTATAAACTGTTCTAGTTCACCACCTAATGTTTCTCTTGTAACCTCTACAGCATTTTTATAAACAAATATGCTACATAAAGAATCTGACGTAGTTGTTTTTCCTTCTGACACAGGGTCAATAGATGCATAGTACATTCCAAATTGAGGTTTTGGAACAGGTCTTTCCCATACTACTATTGAACCAGACTTATCAATTTGTTTTTTATTTACTGGAAAATCTGTTATAGGTAATTTTTCTGTTCTTTTTGCAATAATCCCTGACTGATCCCTATCTAAGTGAATTAACTCATAAGGATATATTTTTTCTTCTACATTTTTTATTTGTCTAGATAATATACCTTGTGGGAATATAGATTCTTTCCTATATGCAAAAGCTTCAGCAATATTAAGAGGTTTCTGAGAAATTCTAAGTTGATATTGTTCTGCATTTAATTCATGTTTCCATCTAGATCTTTCAATGTTTATAGCTTCTATAGCTTCTTCTATTTGACTATTACCAAACTCATCTATGTATGGAGGCATAGACCACTGTTCAGGAATAAACAATCCTGCCATTCCTATGGTTCCATCTGCATCCATCAAATTTGTTTCTACTGCGTAAATATCATTATTAGTAGGATTTAAAATCATTTCTTTTAGAGGATTACATTGATCTAAATCACCCACTGATCCTGCTGCTATAAACATTCCTGTAGTTATCATACCAGATGACATAGCAGGACGTAAGTATTCATATGTTTCCATCATCTTAGGAGCAATACCCGCTTCTTCATGAAAAAAGTATGTACATGGTCCACCAACACCAGTTGTTGCATTCTTTTCAAAACTTGCACCCTGTATTTTAGATTTAAGCCCTCTAGCTGTTTTTCTATTGTTTACCTTAACTTCTATTTGTTGTTGCCATAAAAGTACCTTTTCTGGATTGCTAGGCCTATACCATGCAGTATGTTCATTTAAAAAAGTTTTGTATTCTTCTAAAAACTTCCATGAACCTTTGTCATTTATATAATCTTTTAATGATGCACCTATTTTACATATAGAACCTTCTTCAAACCAATATTGGTTTAATATCTTAGCCATATGAAAATATGAGGAAGCTATCTGACGTTTCTTGAGAATTGCAGAGTGTTGATTATTAAGTTCAGCAATGCATTCATATAATGCCATGTGATATTGTGCATCACGTACTTTTGCAAACCCATACTTTTTTTCTTCTTTATCAAAGATAGGTAAGAAGTTAAGCCACATGTAATAATCTCTAGTAATATACCAAACCTTTTTACCACTTTTGTATATAACACCTAATCTACATTTATTCTTTTGATCTTCCCAATATTGTGTAAAGTCTTTAGATCTAAATGGGCTATTGCAGTAATAACCTTCTTCATTAAAAATTGTAGCTTGTCTATTAAACTCTAGTGCAGTTTTATCAAAATTATATAAACCAGGCTCAGATAAAATATTTTCTAAAAAGTCTCTTAAATCATCATCTGATTCAAATTCAGTAGTAGTCCACTTACCTTTATTATATGTTGGTATTAGTTTACTCATCTCTGATTATTGCAAACACATCACCAGCTTGAACTAATAAATGTTCTTCTCCATTATGTTTCATTGGTGTTGGCATAGCATAATCAGCATATTGTACTATATCTCCTATTTTTATTTCTTTTACTTCTTGTCCTACTCCTACCACTGTTCCTTTGTACTCTTTTTTCTGAGCTATTTCAGGAATAATAATTCCAGAAGCAGTTTTAGTTGCTACTTTACTTTTTTGTAGTAATAATTTATTACCTACAGGTATAATTGTTTGTGCCATAATTTTGGTTTTTATAATTGGTCATAAGCTAATCCTGCACCACCACGTACAGAGCTTTCTTGTTCTTGCTTCATATCATTAAATGCA